TTAGACATCATCAACAAGTGTATGGTGTCCAAGGAAGAAAGAAGGGGTGACTACACGACACTCCGAGCGTATTATTTATTTGGAGCTGGTCCTGAAGAAGCACCCGCTTACTTTAATAAGATTCACCCACACCTAGATCAGCTCACTAGCTTTTTGTATTCTGCTGAAACCACACGGTTCTCTATTGCGCTAGGCGCATCTGTTCACACTAACGAACATCGTAAATCACCTGCATTAACCCAAGCCTTGAATGACGAATGGCTTAACTCTAATGCGGATCAGGTGTTTTCAACAGCTTTAACATGGGCGTTGGTGTACAACACCACCTTTGTTAAGCTCGTTTACAAGAACGGAATACATCCGTACATGATTGAGCCATCCGCTATTGGTGTATTGCGGGAGGACACACCCTATACAGACAGGCAAGAGGCGATTGTTCAAACATACTACATTACGAAAAGCGAACTCTACGCCCGTCTGTATTCTCATCCAAAGCGTGAATCTATTGTTTCAAGGCTTTCTACAGGTACAAAAGTATCGGAATCGGACATTCCAGAAGCTGTAAACCGTATTGTGATGAGCCAAACCAACCCTACCATCTACGGTAATGTGAATATGGACTTGTACGGCATAAACCGTTACAAGGCTAGAGTAGCTGAAGATACCGTTGAGATGACTGAGCTATGGGTGTGGAATGATGACACTGAGGATTATCAGGTAGTCACAATGGCAGCTCCAAACATTATTGTGTATGACAGACCTGGCGCATCCGTGTTCCTTAAAGGGGAATGTCCATTTGTACAAATCTGCCCTAACCCTTTATATGACTATTTCTGGGGTGCATCTGAAGTACAGCAGTTATTGTTGCTTCAAGAGCTACGCAATACTCGCATGACAGAGATTTTGGACTTGTTATCTAAACAAGTGAACCCACCAACAGCGTTGACGGGCTTTACAGGCATTTTGGATGAAAAGAACTTTGCATTAAACCGTGCTGGTGGTCTTTTATCTTCAGATATGCCTAATGCAAAGGCAGATCGCCTTGCGCCAAATATGCCACCTGATTTATTTGAGGTGATCCATGAAATTGACAATATGTTTGCTGAAGTATCAGGAATATCTAATGTTCTTTCTGGTAAAGGCGAATCAGGCGTAAGAAGTCAGGGTCATGCAAGTCAATTAGCCAGATTAGGTTCTTCAAGAGCTAAAAAACGGGCTTTGATTGTTGAAGATAGCTTGGAAAAGGTTGCAACGCTGTATCTCAAGCTCATGCAGTCTTATGATGACACGCATTTTAGGGATACAGAAGAAGTACCATTTATTGCCGAGCAATTTACTAAGGATTTTGTAGTAAAAGTAGATGCTCACTCTAACAGCCCAATATTTACTGAAGATCTTAAAACACTTGCGTTTAATTTGTTTAAAGCGCAAGCTATTGATAAAGAATCACTACTTGACTTACTTGAACCACCAATGAAACAATTGTTGAAAGATAAGTTAAAGCAGAAGGAAAAAGAAGGCGGTGGGGAACAGAAGCAACCACCTCCTAGTCCTAAAGGTAAAAAAGAACCAGAGGTAGGCTAAATGGCAAAGAATGTACAACCAAAAGCAGATCAGCCAAGGGTGACTACGGAATCCTTAAAAAGAGGTGAACAACCTTCTAATTTGCAGTATCGTGTACAAGGTGTAAAAAGTTTTGATAGATCTGCTAAAACAAGGGATCTAGGTCGTTCAGTTAGGGGATAGCTTAACTTGGAGATTAAAATGCGCAAGTCACATAAAAAAGCACGCAAGTCACGCAGATAAGGTTTCTTCCTTCACGAGGAAAGGGTTGTGGCTGCCTTACCCTAAAAATAGGTGACCGTATGCTCAAGGAGATAATCTCATGGCACGCAAAGCACGCAAAGGTCGTAAAGCACGCAAGTAATCGGATGAGGGCTAAAACCTTCTGAAGTTACTTCGGGTTGACCGAATAAGTCCTAGAGGGGGAGGGAAACTAAATAATTCCCCCCACTTGACATTCAATAGATTAAGATTACGATACAGAGAAACTTAATAGGAAAATGCTATGGGCGTACCCTCAGATCAGTTAATGCAGATGATTAAATCCCAACGGGATGGCGCAACACCTGCTGGTATTCCACCCGCCCCAGAAGGCGTAACGGGGATGTCTGATACTTCAGCTCCTCCAATGGCTTCACCAATGAGTACCCCAGAACCAAAGATGGGTAATCGTGAAGCAGGACTAATTAACATCAGTATGGCAATGGACCTGTTAGAACAAGTCTTGCCAGCTTTCGGTAGCGAATCAGCAGAAGGTCAAAAAGTATTGGGTGCAATTCGCACATTGACTGGATTGATTGGTGCTAAGAAGGCTAAAACGAATGAATTGCAACCTACTGAGATTATGCAGATGTTGCAAACATTACCTCAAGCTGGTGGCGCAACGGCTGAAGGAAAAGCAATGCAAGCAGCGCCACAAATCCCAGGTATGTCCCCTGGCGGTATGCCTCCACCTCCACCTCCTGGTGCTGGCGGTGGGATGCCACCTCCTCCACCTCCTAGTGGAGGTATGCCAGGCGGTATGCCTTCCGCAACTCCACAAATGTAAGGAATTACTATGGAACTCTTTAAACCTCGTGGTTCATCAATGCCACGCAGACCTACTGATAACAATCAGAAAAATGGTCAAGTTATCAATACTCCACGCTATTCAGAGTTTGGTGGCTTATCATCTGCACCTAAAGCTGGCTACAAGAACATGATGTCTATGTCTAAGCCAGGCGATACCAAAAAAGTCATCTAACGAATAAGGGGATAGAAGATGAGTTTAGAAGATATGTCTTTAGAACAACGGGATGAATTGGCAATGTTGGCTAAGCAATTGGCTGATAATCCAAGCACTCGTAAAGAATTTTTACGCATGACTAAGCAGGTCAAGCCAGAATTATCCATTCCAGAACTTGATATTGAAGATTACACCAATAGAAAAGTCACCGCAGCAGAAGAACGGGTTATGGGCTTAGAGGCTAAATTGCGTGAGCGTGATGCTAGAGAAGAACTCGAAAAGCGTAGAGCGAAATTAAACCGCTCTACACAAGAAGTAGAGCAAATTGAAAAGCTCATGCTTGATAAAGGCATGACCAATCACGAAACAGCAGCAGAGTATTTTGATTGGATGCGCCAAGCAGCAGAACCAACACCTAACTCAGCAATGGGTTATACGCCAAGCGCCTTAAACAAGTTTGACCTTTCTAAGTATTGGAAAAATCCACAAATGGGCGCAAGGGAAGAAGCAGCACAAGCACTAAAGGACTTGCGTAAAAACACAAGACCAATAGGTATTTAAACAGCAGTAAATGGGGATATTTACTTTTAACGGAGAATTATTATGCCAATAGGTGGCGGAATAGTCCCAGCATCAGGATCAAGCCAATACAATGAGCTTACTTATGTAACTCGTAGAGCGTTTATCCCCAAGCTGGTAGTACAGCTTTATAACAGCACACCATTGATGGCTGCGTTGATTGCAAATAGTCAACAGGCTTCAGGCGGTGTATCCCAAGTAACCGTACCAGTACAAGGTGCGCAGTTTGTTAACGCTCAGTGGTCTGATTATTCTGGTTCTTTTAACCAACCTTCAGTACAACAAGGTGCTTTCAATGCTGAATTTAATCTGAAGCTAATGATTGCTCCAGTACCGTTTCTCGGTATGGAAGGTGCAGTACAGCAAGATTACGCCATTATTCCATTGATCGAAGCACGCATGAACGATGCGACCAATGTAATGATGGATGCAATGGCTACTGCCTTGTACAACAACTACACCAACACTCAACAGTTCATTGGCTTGCCAGGCGCTATTGATGATGGTACAAACATGACTACCTACGGTAACATCAACCGTACTACCTACACATGGTGGAAGTCTAAGGTTTACAACGCAGGTTCAGTAAATCCAACCCGTCAGAATATTCTTCAGTATATTTCTGGTACTGTTAAAAACGGTGCAGAAGTTCCTACTTTTGGTGTTTGCGGATTTGGTACATGGACACTCTTAGCCCAAGATTATGTTGGTCAAGAGCAATATGTAATTACGCCAGGACATGGTTTTGATAGCGATAGCAACGGTCCTCAAGCAGCTTTCCGTGCTTTGATGGTTGCTGGTGTTCCAATCTATCCAGACCCATACTGCCCAGAAGGTACTGTATATTTCATTAACTCAAACTACTTGAGCTTGTATATTCACGATCAAGGTTCGTTTGTATTTACTGGATTTGAGTCCACTCTACCTAACTGGCAGATTGGTTATGTTGGCGCTGTCTTGATGATTGCTGAATTAGTAAGCACCAAGCCTAAGTCAATGACCAGAGTATCTGGCTATAACTCTATTTCAATCTAAGGAGAATTAGTCATGGCACTCGGTTTAAATAAAATCCTCATTGCAGGTACTTATGCAAATACGCCAAGTTCGTATTTTCAAAACGCTTCAAATATCGCTGCAACCACCCTTGGAAATGTCGTACCTGCTGGAACTTATCTAGTAGTTGGCACAACCAATGTGGTCATTCAAACTGTTACAAGTTACAACTCCACTTCTAATGTGGCTACATGGTCAAATGTGTATCCAGTTAACTCAGGTGGCATGGTAATTTCTGACGGTGTGAACGTGCAGTTATTGGCAACTACTAACGCTACAGTGCAATTAGTGACTGTAAATGGTGGTTCTCCTGTATCTGGCACTTTTAACAGTTAAGGGGCGATAAATGGCTAATTCAGATTCATTAGGGCAGTTTTACCTTGATTCGATTGGCTATGGTCGTGTTGCCTACATTAAAGCCACTGCTTTAAATACAACAGGAAACGGTACTACCACTGGTGTTACCATTCCTTTTTTAAGCGGTGGTTTAACTAATGCAGGTGCTGCTGTAGGTTCTGGATCTGTCGTTCTTCGCAGAGTGACTATTCAAAATCCTACGGGTAGTATGGCTTCTGCCAATATTTCAATTACTACAAGTAAAGATGGCAACATCTCTAACGCTGTAGTAGCCAATGTGGTACTTAGTGGTATTACTGGCGCTGGTACTTATCAGGACTTGAATATTGCAGTTCCATATAATACAAACACAGCCGTAACTGGTTTTACAACCCAAGCCTTGTTCGTCAATGTCACAACTGCTACTGGTAACGGTAACACTGCTGATATTGTCGTATTTGGCGATGTCGTGAGTTTCTAAATGTCAAATATCTTCGTAACCAATCGTTCTGACAAAAAGCTAAAAGATGGCTTTGCGGGAGTGTTCTATAGTTTCCCTAAAGATGAAACTGTAGAGATTCCACAAGAAGTAGCTCGTCACATTTTTGGTTATGGAGATGACAACAAAGAGCCTTATTTGGCAAGGTTAGGGTGGATTGTTTCTCAAAATGACTTGGAAAAAGGCATGGAGCTTTTATCCCAGTGGGAGATTTCTACCCAACCCCCAAGCAAGAACCAATCGTTATCCCCGTTGGTGGAAAGAGTACCCCTCCCAACCTCTAGGAAGGGCGGGGGAAAAGTCCTTCAAGCGGTAGCATGAGTTATGGTCAATAAATGGCAACGCTTAATTCGTACATTACGGAAGTCCGTAGGTTACTGCATGATGCTAACGGGAATTTCTATAGCGATTCGCAGTTAACCGATTACATTAACTCTGCCAGAGAAAGAGCTGTCAGAGATACTGGATGTTTGCGTGAAATTGTTGTTACGCAAACGCCATGTCAAGTCGCACCCACAGCAACCATTAGTAGTGTGACACCAACTAACCCAACTGCTTGGGTAGCAAATACAAGCGTTACTTTAAACAGCTTTGTATTTTCAAATATTTTTATTTATCAATACACTACTGCGGGAACTTCAGGTTCTACAGCACCTGCTTATCCTGCTAACGGTACAAACAATTACAGCAACTACCCTCCAACAGCTCCCTTTGCAGACGGGTCAGCCCAATTGACTTATGTGGGTAATTGCGAGAACATTAGCTATGCAGCTTTGACACAGTTAATGGGGTCATCCCCATTGTCACCAAGCTCTGGAAACACAGTCTTAGACATTATCAACATCAATCTGTACTGGGGTAATACTCGTGTACCGATGGATTACTTAGCTTGGAGTGATTTCAATGCACGATTAAGATTTTGGCAAAACTACATTGGCAGACCTTTAGCCTTTAGTATTTATGGTCAAGGACAAATCTATTTAGGACCAGTACCCGATCAAATCTATCAAATTGAGATTGATTGCGTAGTTTTGCCTAATCCATTGTCATTAAACACGCCAACAGTAACGGATGTAATAAACGATCCGTATAGCACTATGGTTAAGTTCTACGCTGCTTATCTTGCTAAATACTATGAACAAAGTTATGGTGAAGCCGAGATTTACAAACAGGAATACAGCAAACAGGGTGCATCTGTGCTTAACAGTACATTTACCCGTAGGATTCCTAGCGTTTACAGTAGTCCATACTAATCATGGCAGCAGCCGAACAGAAAAAGTCATATCAGGTTGTTAAGGCTTTTAAAGGTCTTAACACTAAAGCAAACCGCACTGCAATTGATGAAAATGAATTTTCTTGGATTGAAAATGCTCAGCCTATTGGTTCAGGAAACATTAAAATTGTTCCTAACAGTAGCGCAGTCCAAAACAGCTCTAATGTAGCAGTTACTTTTGGTAACGATGTTGTTTACTTTACTTCTTGTAATTTAAACATTTCAGACTACATTGTTGGATTTTTATCGGATGGATCAGCTCAATATTTCAACATTAACAACAACACTTTTGGTAATGTAGCGCCAGCGGGGACTTTTTCTACTGTTGGTGTTTCTGAACTTTATCCTATTAACACCACTCAGTGGTACAACGATAGGATGCTTATTCTTGACCCAGACAAGGGATATTTTACTTGGGATGGCAATGTCGTAATCAGCGTAGGCTCAGTTGGCACAATTGCTTTAACTAATAAGGGTACGGGATACAACACTGCACCTACCGTAGTTATTTCAGGACCAGATCAAACAGGCGGAGATCAAGCTAATGCGGTAGCTACTTTAGTAAGTGGTGGCAATACAGTGGCTTCCGTCAGTTTAGTAAATGGCGGTACGGGATACACAAATAATGCTAATTTATCCGTTACCTTTAGTGGTGGCGGTGGATCAGGCGCTAATGCTATTGCTGAAATTACTACTTTTGCCACAGGCACAGTTTATGTCAATGTAATTTCTGGTGGTTCTGGTTATATCAATGCTGCCAATACAATTGTGACAATTTCTGGTGGCGGTGGCACGAACGCAGCAGGAACGGCAATCATTTCAGGCAATACCATTACTCAGGTCATTATGACCAACAATGGTACAAACTATACTAATTCTGCCAATATTACCGCTACGGTAGCGGGAGGCGGTGGATCAGGCGCTGTATTACAAGCCAACATTAACTCAAACAAAAACTCAGGAATAGCGAGCTTTTCAGGGCGTGTTTGGATTGCCCAAGGGCGAACTATCTATTACTCGGCTGCGGGGTCGTATAGCGACTTTACAAGCGTTTCAGCAGGTAATTTTGTTATCACAGACGGAACATTGCATGGAAACATACAGCAGATTCTTTCTGCTAATAACTTTTTGTATATTTTTGGGGATGATTCCATCAATGTGTTTTCGGATGTTAGGGTTACTTCTACTGGTAATACTATATTCACTAATACTAATGTGAGCGCATCGGTAGGGTCTAAGTTAGCGTATGCTATTTTCCCCTACTTCCGATCTGTATTGTTTATGAATAACTACGGGGTTTATGCCCTTGTAGGTTCTACAACTAGCAAATTGTCAGATTCTTTGGATGGAATGTTTCCAAATATTGACTTTGTGACTGAGGAGGTTACGGCTGGTCAGGTGCTTTTAAACAACATTTTGTGCGCTGCATTTAATTTTAGATACCACGATACCACTTTTACTAACAGTTATCGGTACATCCAAGCGGTGTTTTTTGAGAAAAAATGGTTTATTACAAGCCAAGGTAACGATATGAAGTACACCACTTCCGTACCTGTAAATGGAATTATCAATATGTACGGTGTAAGAGGCAGAGATTTGTACCGCTTATATCAGGATTCAACATCGGCAATTACCAGTCGTATTCAGACTGCATTAAATCCAATGGGCGATCCAATTCGGACTAAACAAGCATTAAAATTTGCTATTGAAGCAACGGTTGAATCTGGAATTGAATTATTTGTAACTGTGGATTCTGAACAAGGGTCTAGCTCACCTTATATTTTGGGTAATTATGTTACTTGGTACAACAGTTCTGGCAATACCATCCCTTGGATTAACAACAGTTCTACTGTAATATCTTGGATAGGTGGTACAGGATATGAACTGTATAAATCAGATGCGCAACAATGGGGTAAATATTTAGGGTTGACACAAACTTCAAACTCAGCAGGTTTTGTGGTCAATACATTTGAATTTGAACATGAATTGAGAGTGAGGTTCTAAATGGCTGGAGTTCCGTTTGTCTTTGGTAATGCTACAACAAGCATACCTTTAAGTAACCTAGATGCTGACTTTAATACGCCAGTAACCATTGGGAATACCACCGTTGGTCTAGGAAACACCGTTACTACCCTTGGAAATGTGACATTAACTAATGTCAATATTGTAAGTGGCACAGTTCCAACTGCTAATTCTATTGTTAACGGCACATCTAATGTAGTGATAGCTTCTTCTGGAGGAGCTGTCAATATTGCTACCAATGGCACTCAAGCTATTACTGTAGATACATCACAGAATGTAGGTATTGGTACAACCACAATCCAAGGAAAACTGTCAATACAAGGCGATGTATACACAAGAGGCGGTGGTGTTTACTATGTTCAAAACGTAGACAACACCAATAACTATTATTTACAAAACGGTGGTGCAACAGGTTCAGGAAATGCAACTTTAGCATTTGTTCAAGGTGGTATTGCAGAGCGTATGCGTATTGATACAAGTGGTAATTTGTTGGTTGGTGGCACAACATCACGACTTCGTTTAACTGTTCGTGGATTAGATGCCTCTGCTCCAACATTAGGAACTGCAAGTGGTTCTGCAATTTTTGGAAATAGTGCATCAAATACCGAATATGGAATGATGTTTGGTGTTGCATCTGCAGGTTATGGATGGATTCAACAACAGCGTGTTGATGGTAGTGCTACAGCTTATGATTTAGCATTGCAACCTAGTGGTGGTAATTTGTTGGTTGGTACTACAAATACAGACCCAGCTGGAACATCATCAGCAGGCACTAGGATTGGTGCTGGTTATTTGTCTAGCAATGCAAATGCTTTTCCTTCTGCTGCCTTTGGAAGATATACATCAACTGGTGCAATTGTAAATATCAATTACGCAGGGTCTAC